GCTATGTATTTGTGTGCTTAATAAACCAATATCGTGTTTGATAGCATTTAGCTTACCTTGTTGTTCTTGTAATTCTTTTAATTCTTCTTTTGTAATTTTTGACATTTTTATTATTTTATGATTAAGGTATAAATATAGTAATTATTTACATTTACATTCTTGTTTCAATTTGTCTACTTCTGATTTTAGTTCTTGTATTGCTTTAACTAAAATTGTATTCATTTTTGAATAAGCTATTGATTTCATTCCTTTTTCGTCATCTTTTACTAATTCAGGTAAAATTTCTTCAACTTCTTGAGCAACAAAACCAATTTCACTTTCTTCAAACCCTATTTTATTATATGAAACTGGATTTAATTTGTTAACTATTTCTAATTGACTTTTTAAAGGTTTTATATTTTCTTTTATTCTAACATCTGAACCCTCTGTTAAAGTACCTGAAATACTTATATTTCCATTAGCACCTGTCATTTCTATTGTTTGAGCACTACTACTATTATATATTTGAAACCTACCAGAGTTGTTTTCATTTCTTAAAAACCACAAATAATTAGTAGCATCTCTTTTACCTGCAAATGCTTGATTATGTGAAGATGCTTCCAGAGTTAAAAGAGCATCAGGTGTATTGCTTCCTGTGTTTATTCCTATGTTTCCCCCAGATGTTATACGCATTGCAGTTATATGATTTGTTGTAGCATCAGAATCAGCATTAACCATAAAATAATGGTTTTGTACTCCTCTGAATCCAGCATCTGCACTACCCCAATATATAGAATTATCATTATTTTGTTGAAATGTTTGGAAAATACTTGTACCATTTCCCTCGTAGTTATTCATACTTATACCACTTTGTTTATTGGTATTTGCTGTTCGGTTGCTACCTATTCTAATTGAATTATAACCACCACCTATAATTTCAAGTTTAGCTCCACTTGATGTGCCTCCAATTCCTACGTTTCCTCCATTTAAATCTAAAGTTAAAATATCTGTTGTGTAATCTCCATTACTACCTATAATACCATACCCGCCCGCATTAACAAACATAGATAAACCATAATTACTTCCATTTCTTTCTATATATAAACCTCCTGCTCTATCGTTTGATGCTTGGTCTAAGTGTAACATTGTTGCAGGCGAAGTAGTTCCTATTCCTACATTTCCATTACCTTTAACTACCATAAAGTTCGTGCTATCATCAGAATTACTAACTTTTAAAGAATATTCACTTGCAGTAGTACCTGCTTTAATTAATAATCCATTAGCGTCAGAAGCACCATTTGTGTTTTGAATAATACTTGCCCAACCTGCCGTTGCAGTTGTTACGTCTAATCTGGCTCCTATTCCTACATTTCCTGAAGCTGATATACGCATTCTTTCTGTAGGAGCAGTATCAGTTGTAACACCTCTTGTTGCAAACACTAAATCTCCTTGAGTACTTCCACCTCCACTTGTTGTAGTATATCCTATGTAAGCAGGGATATTAGTTCCTCCATTATATCCAAAACCAATTAAGTTATTTTGACCATTATTGCCTTCATAACCTATTTGCAAAATCATATCAGCTTTAGCAACTCCTGTTATACCAGTTCTTTTTATTGTAGTTAATCCAGAACTGTCTATACGCATTCTTTCTGTTACTGTTGCAACTGCACCTGCTGTTCCTGATGGAGCAGTTCCAAAAGTTATAATTCCATCTTCAATAGCAACCTTACCTGCTAAACCATCCATTACATATCTAAAAGCAGTATTAGAATCAAGATATAAATTAGCCATCATAGCTGCTCTGTCATCATTTGTATTTCCCATTAAGGTCATACCTTTACCAAGTTGTAAAACATCTACACCAGAATAAGAAGCATTTGGTGTAATTCCTATTCCTACATTTCCTGCAAAAGTTGAGTTTTGTGAACCATCTATACTTATTGCATCTGCTCCTGCTGACCTTATAATAACGTTATTAGCACCTGCATCAATAGAACCCATATAAACCTCATTTCCATTACTTATCCCTAATAATCTTAATTCAGTTCCCCCTGTTGTTTTACTTCCGTAGTAACCATTATTAGCAGTAACTATTGATTCTCCACCTGTTTCATTAACAAAAACTTTTCCTGCAAAAGTTGCTGAAGTTCCGTTTATTAATAATTCTTGAGTATTGCCCACTCTAAACTCTAAAGCAGTTGAGCTGTGTCCTGTGTCTATAATACCACTTGAATTTCCACCGCTATATGAAAGCAAAAGCCCATCAGTTCCATTTCCAAATAATGCTTCACCACTTACTTGTAATGCTTTTGTAGCAGCAACACCTATTCCAACATCCCCTGCAAAAGTTGCGTTGTTTCCACTTATAGTTATTGGAGCATTTGTTAAAGTATCAGCATCGCTCCACATAGTTACTTTGTTAGCAGTACCATTACCATTAACTGATCCATCACCAATTGGTATTTCTATAATATTACCACTTGAATCAACAGCTAATTTTTGTGTTGCTGTTCCTGTATTAGAGCCAGAACCATAATCATTTAATTGTATAACTCCAGTTCCTTTTATTGTTAGATAATCCTCAACTAAACTTTCACTATGTATAACTAATTTATTTGAGCCATTACCAGATTCAATCTTCCAATTGCCTTGTGTATCTATCCATTGTAATTTTTTAATATTACCCTGTATGCTTATATTGTCTTTAAAAATTGCTGAACCTAAATTTGCTAAATTATATACAACCTCACTTCCACTTGTATCTCTATCAGCTATAGTTATGTAAGCTGTTTGTGCTTTGTTTAATACGTTTAAATCACCTTGCAATTGTATAAGAGGTGTTGTTAAAGATGTTGCACTAATACCTTGTGCTGTTATACTGCCTGTAAAAGTTGCGTTAGCAGAAATAGCAATAGCATCTGTTGTAAATCTTATATTATTACTTGTATTGCCAAGATGTTGTATATATTCAGCTACATATAAAGTATTATTTAATACAGCTGTACCAGAAACATTTAAACTACCACCTGTTTCTAAGTTAGTTGTAAATATAGTATCACCATCAACATAAAAATCAGAATCAGAATCAATAGCAGTTGTACCATTCCATATAGCTAATCTATTATTTACACCACTACCAGTTACATTATTTGTAATAGTAGAAACACTTCCATCTGCCATTAAATATTGTGAGGATGTACCACCAGATTTTATAATAGAACTGGCTGTAATTGAATTTACAAATGTAGCATTTTGTGTGTTGTCTATTGTTAATGCTAATGTATTTGATGTATTAATTTTTAAACTTCCTGTTGCTGTAGTTATTTCGTTCCCACCAGTAGAAACAATAAACCTCATATCATAATCATCACTTGCTGGTGCTTTTATATCTATAAAACCACCACTAGCACCACCAAGTTCAACACTTGCTAAGCCAGAAGATGCAGTTATAGATAAATCACCACCATTTACAGCAACATCACCACTAAATGTGCCACTCGTTCCACTAATTGTGCCAAATGATACATTACTAGTAGTTGATACCACTTGACCAATAGCAATTTGACCACTTGTAATAGTTACTCCAGTACCAGCAGTAAAACTAGCTCTAGCTCTAGCTGTTGTAAAATATAAATTACTTGATCCCTCGCTTAAATTATCTGTGTTCTTACTTGTAAATCTTGTATCAAATCTAGCATTTGTATAATATAAATTAGTAGTACCCTCGCTTAAATCATCTGTATCTTTACTTGTAAACCTTGTATCAAATCTAGCTGTGGTATAATATAAATTAGTTCCCTCTGCTAAATTACTTGTTGTGTGATTTGATAATGAGCTAACTGTACCAGTTACATTACCCTCTAAATTAGCAACTAGAGTACCAACAGTATATCCACTAGCTGATGTGTTAACAGTTGTTGTTGGCTCAGTACCAGTACCAATAAATAGCTTAAACTTGTCATCACTAGCATCATTAAATAAACCTTTGTATTTTGTACCAGTTGCTACATATTTTCCAAAAAATCCAATATCTAATGTGTTTGCTGTATTGTCTTTTGCTAATTTAATTAATGGATCCTCAACCGCAAGATCCTCAACATTTAGATATGTTAATGTACCATTTACAGTTAAGTTACCAGATATTATAAGGTTACCACCAATTTTAGCATTACCAGATGTGTGAAATTGATAAGCTGGTGTTATGCCTATTCCTAATCTTGTAGTTGATAAATATAATGGCGAATCATTACCTAAGCCATCACTTAATAGTTTTGCAGTACCAGTTAGGTTTGAATTATCACCAATTTTGATTATTGCATTATAAGTATCTTGAACTCTTTTGCCAGTATATGATGTAGCCATAAATTGTTTTTTACAAATTTAAGCAATTTCATTTACCTTTGTTTGCCTTGCCCTTTATACTTTTTTTTGTAGCCATTTTGACCTTGAGATGCATTTTTGGAATGTACACCTTTTCTTTTTTTTCTTGTGTTTGCTCTAAATGTTTGTACTATATTTTTAGCCATTTTATATATATTAATTTACAAATTAAAACAAATCCAATTATGTGGTAAATATTTAAATGCCAATGATTATTACAAATGCCTAATATGTGTTGTAGTATTTCCATTATTTTTTAAAAAAACTAGTTGCCTTTTCTGTTGTTCGCCCACCAAAATAAGCTAATACTACTGCCATCATTACCTTTTCAAATGTATCATTCCAAGTTGCACCTATATGAAATGGCACACTTTCAATGCTATCTAATATACCAGCTAAACTAAATACAACAATACACCAAACTAAAACAAGTGGTCGCACATTTTTACTTAACCAAGAATCTGACATTGAATCAGCTTGCCATCTATTTGTAACTGCTTCAATTTCTTTGTTTTGTTGCTCATAAATCATTTGTTGGAGCTTTATTTTATCATCATTAGATATTTTGGATTTACCAATTTCTGCTAATGCTTCTTTAGGTGAACTCACACCACTTAAAACTTTTCCTAATGTTGGATTGATCATTGATGCGGCACCAAATAATAATTTGCCAACTGTTGTTTCTTTGAATTTCTTTTTATCACTCATAATTAAAAAATCTAAAATGTAAACCAAATAAAATTAAATATATATTAAGCTCTGAATATTCAGCTTTGTCATCTGCTGGATAATATGAAAACCCTAACAATGGACCACTACTGATAATATCTAATATGCCAAATTGAAAATTACCCATTAGTAATATCAATGTATTGTGTTTTGCCTTTATTTCTAACTGCTTTTAATATTCTGTTTCTATTTACTGAATCACTAACATAACTCACATGAACCCAATCTGGATTTTCCTCGTTTCCAAATTCCCAAATCATTTGATCAAAGTTTAAATTATCTTTTATGTAATTGAACATCTCAGCATTTGATTTATGCCCATATATATCATCAATGTCCATAGCTTGACCATAACAATGCTGGCTTGTTTGTTTACCATTTTTTGATGCACCACCAATAGCTTTATTAAGTGCTTCTGATCTATAAAAAGAATTAATCTTTATTGGACCATCAACCCATTTTCTAAGTGGCTCAAATATATGCTCAGCTACATTTTTCATATTAGATAAAATATTGCCATCTGGTGTATTTGCTAAACCTAATCGCATTGCTGTAATGCTTTTTGTTGCTTCCTTTTCTGAAATGTGTTTACTAATCATAATAAATTATTTTAGTTAGTAGATACTCGCCTATTGCCTTTTATTTTGTTGATAGTGTTTTGTATCTCCATATTACTGACATTTATTTTAAATGATAAATCAGCAACATATTGCATTCTTATTCTGCCAGTTTTATCAATAATAACAATTACTGGAACTGATGTAATGCCTTTTTGAATGTCTTTTGGTTGATCTTTTAAATAGCTAAATTTTACAATTACACCATTTAATTCACTTAAATCATAATTATTTCTCTCATTCCATTTTGCATTTATCTGCAAAACAGTAACATCTTGAGCTTTAACATAAACCGCAACCAATACAAATATCACACATAATATAAATTTTTTCATCTTTTTTTATAAACTTTATTTTCTAAATCTTTTATTGCCTCTTTATTTTCCTCAACATCTTCTTTTATGTTTTCGGTAAGTTTGTCAATGGTAACTATGTTTGATCTAATCAGTTCATCTTTAAATTTAAACTCCATTTTTTGTACAAACTCATCGCCACTAAAGTTTTCAATTTTATTTTGCAAATCAGAAATATCACCTTGTAAAGTAAACCACATACTAGCTAGGGAAACAGTACCAGCTATAATTATACCGATAGTTTTTAAATCAAGTTGCACATTAGTATCTTCACTTATCTTTGTTGCCATCTTCTTTTTTTGTTTTAATTTTTTGTATTGTATAAATTATTGTAGCTAACAATAATATAATTCTTAATGTAACCTCTATATTAGTCAATGAAATGCCTAAAGCAAAAGTGTTCATCATATATAATTTCATGTCTGTATATCCCATTTTAACTTAATTGTTCTACTCTGTTTGATAATTCTATAACTCCCTTAAAATAAGTGCCACCATCTGTATCTTCTTGACTATAAGAAACACCCTCATTAACACATCCATAAACTTTAAAATTATCAGATGATAAATCAAAAAATCCACTTGATCTAGTTCTAAGCAAAGTTAAGCAAGTATTTACTAATATATTAGCATCCAAATCACCACCAGAATCACCTTGAAATTTAGTAACAATTTCAATTCTAGTAATAACCTCAGTAGTAAATGATTGTTGGTTTGAATCAATCTCATTTGTTGCCACACTATAAACCCAAATATAAGGAGCTGAAAATGATCGGCTAACTCTATTTGTAACTTGTACTGGTTGACCACTCAAGCTAATAGTACCTAGTTTAGTAATTATAGCTTTTCTTATAAACCTCATCGGATCTTTCATCTAATTTCTTTTTTTAATTTTCTATCTAACTCATTTACAAATTTTCTAAATCTTTTCCTTATTGGATTAAAAAAAAATGGTTGAGGTTTTTGTTTACTTGTACCAAACTCAACAAAACTAGAGTAGTTCATTGTTGATTCAATGTAAACACCACTACCATCTTTGCCATAATGTACAGCTTGCTTTAATGCACCAGTATCAACTGGAGCTTCTAGTTTAACCTCTTTAACTATTTCAGCACTTGCCCTATTTAATTGTTTTTGACTTGCATTGCTAACAGCAACTCGCAAATCTGCCAATATCTTTTTGACATTATTTAAATCTCTTTTGTTAAATTTTAATTTACTTTTCATTATGAAAATGTGACTGCTTCAATAGTTGTATAAAAATCTGGGGTGCTTTCAAATAAATTAACAATTCTATATTTATAAGCATTGCCATCAATTTGTAAATAATATTCAAAATAATTATTAGGTGAAACCAATGCCAAATCTCTAAATATTAATTTTATCTTTTTAGATTGTTTTCGACTACCATTTTCAGTACTCATCTCACCACTTACATATTCAATATTTGCCCAAAGAGTTGTTAGCAAACTAGGTGTATCAGTAAACCCACCAAAACCATCAACTGATTGATTTAATCTATATACTCCAATTCTTGTATCTAATTTACCAGCATCCATTATAAAAACATTGCTTTATATGAATTTAAAATATCTTTAACATTTGTTGGTATTGGTTCAACATTACTTTTTTGATCTGAGCTAAAATCAGCTCTATTATCATAATAAGTTGATACTAATTGCATTATGGCTTGTTGTAATAATGAATCATTTAATCCAGATGTTACATATACAATTTTAACTTTGTCAGCATAACCACCATCAAGTTCAATGCTTTCGTTATCTAAACCTAATACAGTATAGTCAATAGCAACATTATCACTTTTTACACTTGTTATGCTACTAACTGGACCAAATGGCAAATCAAATAAGCCATTAGTTTCTGGCAAATAATATGTTCTTGTTTTAGATACAATGTCTTTAGATATGTAATTTTCGCACCAAATTCTAGCTTGAGTTATCATCCTGGTAATAATGTTATCATCAGCAGATGTGCTAACTCTTATGTAATCTTTAGCGGTTGCAACTAATACAATCTCAGATCCATCAGTTGAATTAATCTTTATTTGTCTCATCTTTAGTTTGTTTAGAATCAATCTTTAGTTCTTTAGTTTCTTTTTTTATTTTCTTTTCCTTTTTGTCGATTAATTCACCCCAACCATTTTTAATCCATATACCAACATTATTTTCTGGAATATCTAAAATATCACCCACAATATAATTTTGTCCATTTCTTTTGATTGATGTTAAAAGTTTAATTTTCATAGTATTATTTTTATGTAAAGATAAAAAAAAAGTGCCACTAGGTTTTAATTAGTAGCACTCTTAAACTTATTTATGAAATCAAGGCAAAGTTATTAAAATTTTCTTTATACTTTCCATTAAGATTTAACTTTAAACTTGTCTGTTCTAAATTTGGAATTATAAAAAACCCATTATGCCTTTCATCCCATAAAACAAAAAAGTCAACATATTTTTTTTCATAAAATGGCAAACCAGTTCGCCTCAATGTTATTTGTACACTATTTTTTCTTTGTGTTCGATCTTTGCCTAAATACTTAATTTGGATTTTAAAGAGCTTACCATTTTTTTCAACTATGCAATCATAATAGCTAGCACTTAGTAATGGCATTGAAACATTATAACCTAAAGCTATGACTGTTGATGCAAAATGATATTCAGCAAAGCAACCTTTTTGGTTGTGATTCATGCACATAATATAAAAAAAAACCAGCTGAATTAACAACTGGCTTTTTAACAATCACAGATTTTAAACAAAACAAAACAAAATTATTACAATGGTTGTGATTGCATTATCTTAACTATCTCTTGAGCATGATAGTATATTCTTAATTTTTTTGTGGCTGGTAATTTTTCAAATGTATTATGATCAACTGAGCTTGTTACTATTGTATCAACATCTAACACTACTATTTTATTTTTTATATTACTCATCTTTGTTTGTTATTACTGCAATAGCTAATAAGCCAAGTATTACAGCTGTTAATAAGTCGTTTGATAGTAACATTGCCCTAAATGATAGAAAGAGCAGTAAACCCCCTAAAAAGTGCCTTATATAGTATCTATTCATTATTTAAAGTGTTTTTATTTACATCAGCAAATATTGAAAAGAGATTGTTTAGTTTTTGCCTTTCGAATCTAGCAAACTCTCTTTGTCTTTTAGTTTTTTTTAAGTTATGCTCAAACTTGTTTCTATTATAGCTCATAATTATTTTTTTAAAATATGGGGATCTGTGCTGGCTCTCCTGCTCCGTTGCAGTGGTTAAAAGTTGTACACCTTATAGCTATCCACATTGATTGTTTTGTCGATCCCCAAATTAATTTTTATACCAATTTATTATTCCTTTACTTTTAGTAATTCCCAGCTTACTATTTAACTGCCTTTGTTCTTTAGTGTTTAAATATGTTTTAGAAACTGGCTGTTGCCAATCAACATTATAATATAAAACCCTATCATGCTCAATTAAATTATTACTAAACTTAACTGCTAAATCATTTAATGTATTATCAATAACATAGTCATTTACTGGTTGCCATGCCAAACATAATTCATCAGTCATATCATTCATAGCTAATTTAAATGCATCTTTTAATTTTAAGTTCTTACAATTCATATATCTAACATTAAGATTAACATTATTGAATAAACAACCACATGAATAGCTATAAGCCATTTCCAGTTGTTCGGATCTTGTTTTAAGAATTTTTTATACATCTTCTTTAGTGGGTTTTATTAGTGATTTAGATAACTCAAACAACATTAATTTTCTATATGTTTTTGGCATCTTTAATGCTTGATTTTTAAGTTTATTGTAATAAATTATTTTCATAAATATATAGGGGGTTTTTATACCCCCATTGTTTTTAATCTATTTTTTAATTCTATAAAGTGTGTTTTCATTTCAGAAATCATATCTCTTTTGTAAGAATTATCATCTTTTAAATTTGAAATTTCATTTTCTATTTCAATTTGATTTGCAGTTTTTTCTATACTAATTTTATTATTTTTTTCCCAAGATAGATTCCAACCTAAACCCTCAATCGCTTTTCTGTTGTCATTTATCTCATCTCTTAATTCATTAATAAATTTTTTAGTATCAATCATTCTATTAGTCAAATTATTTATTAGTAATAATTTTTTACTAATCTTAACTTCATTGTGTAGATTATCAATCTTTGATTCATCTAAGCTAATTGTAATTGTATTTTCCATATTATATTGTTTTGTTTACACAAATATATAATTTATTTTCAATTTAAAAGAATATTTTGCATTTATTTTATATTTATTTCAGTTTACCCCATAAAAAAAGGGGTAATAAATACCCCTTTAATTATAATAATGGTTATTATTATGCAGTTTCTAGTGCCGCTTTTGCAGTACTAAAAGTTCCATCTATAATACCATTTGGCAAGTATGTTGCAAGTGCAACTCTTTCCATTACTCTAACAGTAACAAAACCATCTCTTACGTTAGTTCCATCTTCTGTAAAGAACTCAACAGACACATTATCTCTAATCCATAATTGAGCCGCTTGACCAAAGTTACCAACTAGAAATGTTCCTGGATTAACTTCGTTATTTACAGCGATTGGCACACCTAAGAAATTAGGTTGTAACCCTTGATATACTTGATCTTTAATGTAATTGTTAGTTGTATCTTTTAACAATAAAATCTTGTGAAAATCAGTTGGGTTTAATAAAATATAATCTGCTTTGTAGTTAGCAATCTGTAATTGATTGATTGCCGCTACAAGTACATCAAATTCATTTGCTGATTCAATTGAATGATAAAATTTACCACTAGCTGAAACATCAAAGTTAGTTCCTGAGTTATAGAAACCATTTAAATTTGGAGCTGATCCATTACCACCTAAAATTTGGTCATCTTCAACTTCCATTAATTTAGCTGGTACTCTTGCTGATAAATAGCTAGAAATTTGTGGTGTATCTGCTAGCATCTCATCAGAGATTCTTAAATACGTTCCAATTTTTCTAACATTAGCATCAACAGCAGTCATATTAAAATCTGATTGCCCTAGAGTAGCACCCTCTGCTTTTGCCGCACCACCATTTACATATCCACTTTCTTTTACATATTTAACAACATCAGAGTTAGTTGAACCAACTGGGATTATTTGTCTTAAATTTTGTGGAGTTGTAGGATCAAATTTGTATCCTGGTATTCTTTGTGGTGGAATTACATCACCAGTAAAATCAGCCGCAACAGTCATATCAGCTTTAATATCAAATGAAGATGATCTTGACGATCCATTTCTCATTGAATCTAAAGCACCCTCTTTGATAGCTTTTATTAAGTTGCCACTAAATGATTTGTCCTCTCTTTTAGATGCTTCAAATCTTTTTTTGCTAGATACTTCAATAGCATCCATTCTCTCAGTAAATTTTTGTGTTAGGTTTGCAATCTCGCCCTTTAGAGCAACATCCGCCTTACCAGTTGCTGAATCAACTGCTTGTCCATGAGCTTTTTCCAATTTAGCATCAATGATGTTGCCTAATTGGTCAAGCTGATTTTTTACGTTTTCTTCCATTTTAGTAGAATTTTTTTAAAGTTTATTAATTAAGTATTTGTAAATATCAACCTCTTGAACCATCTTTACAACTGGCTCAGTAGTTTCTTCAACTGGCTGAGTAGCATTAATAAAATATGTTTTGAGTTTAAGTATTTCTGATTCTAAAGCATATCCCATTTCATCTGAGATATGTCCTTTCCTAAGTAGCTTACAAATATTATCATATCTTTTGTAAACTTGATCAATATTAGACATGCCTTTTACATCTAATATCTTAGCTTGATCATTTGCCGCTAGAGTTACAGCACTAATTTCGTACAATTTAACTTCTCTAATCTCTCTGTAATCACCTTTATTTTCTTTTACTATTGGCATAATACCAACAGAGTTTTCAGTGATCACTCCAGCTTTCATTAATTCAATTACATCATTACCTAATTGTGTTTTAGGAACTTCTGCAACAAAAACTAAACCTTTGTCATCTTCATACAATTCATTCATTTTACCGATAGGTTGCATCATATCATGTTGATATAAATACTTAACCCTAGATCCATTTTCTTTAATTGTCTTATTATAAGCTCCTTTTCTTATAATATCTTGATCACTGTCTTTATTATCAAAAAAAGATCCATAACCTTTTACAAGATTATTTTTCTCATCAATATCGTAAACAACATCACCAAGTGGAGCGGCTTTGTAAATAAATTCCATATAATTATATTTTTTGTAAAATTACTAAATTAATTTTTAATCCCTTGTTAACTCATTAATTGCTAAGCCAGCACCAATAACATTTAACAAACTAGATGAGTTACTGTATTGATTTGATCTATCTGGGTAATAAATAGCTGAGCATCTACAATTAACAACATTTAAAGCAGATCCCTCACCAGGTCGCATAATAGATTCGCCACCTACAATAAAAGAATCTTTGTTTGGCACTTTTTGCCCATTAGCTTGAGCATGCCAATCTCTCTCTCTACCATCAATAGATGTTGACCATTCTTTAATTAGATTCTCACCAGGAAAAACACTCATTGCACTTTGTTCAACTCCAAAGTTTGCGGCTCTAGTTGTTTCAGTTCTAACTAATCTTAATGCTTGATACCTCGAATATTTTTTAAATTGCCTTTTAAGTATTCTAGCTTTTGCATCAGCTCCTAATGCTACAAACTCAGGATCTCTAAACAATCTTTGTGTAATTTTTATTAATGTTTTTTTAGCTGTGCCACTAACTAAAGTGACATTCCTAGCGGCGGCACGATCAGCATATACACCAAATGCTAATTGCCATTGTGTAATATAATCTTTACTAGATACACCTTTTTTTAAATATTTATCAAAAGTTCTAGCATACCATTTAGCAAAATGCATTGATGTATCATCATAAAGCTCATGATATAATCTATTAAAAAAACTTATTGTAAATAATGATGTGTAGTCAGTTGATCCAGTTGCTATAATATTATCAACCCCTTTATTGTATTGGCTTTGATAGTATTTTGTAAATCTTGATGTATTTCTTTTTTCTGTTATTTGCCTTTGCTTTTCAAATGCATCTCGCCATTTAACATTACTCATTTTTATTTATTGGATTTATAAGTTGCAACCTTTGGTGAAAAATCTTTTGGTTTAACATCTTTTTTAATCTCAGTATTAAAAATATTATTTTTTTCAGCATTGTTTTCACTTGCCAATGGCTGTGGATCTGCAAAATCAATATCACTACCAGATGCTGGGATTAAGTTAGCTGGTATATAATACTCATCTAATATTGGATTGTCCTCATCATGAGAATAAGACATTGCGGCTCTCTTTTCATTTGGAGTTAGCCACCATGCTTTAGACATTTGCTCAACTACTTTGTCAGTTTCTTCTTGTAGTTCTGGTATAACAGAAAAATCATATTCAATACAAATATTATCACCATACATTGGAGCTAACCATCTATTTAACTCATCCTGGATTTTTAATAACTCAGGAATTACACAATTTTGATATAATGCTTTTTTTGCTTCTTTTACGTTGTTATAAGTTGATGATTCTGTATTATTTAAAAGAACTACTGGCACATTATAAACATTACATAAATCTTTAATTGATGCATTGTATTGCTCTATTAAACTCATGTCAGAAGCATTTAAACCAAAGTTAACCCATGATAATTTTTTTGGAGTTATAATAATATCCCCAGCTTTGCTACTGCCTTGATGTTCTTTTCTAAATTTATCTTTTAACTGTTGAGCTTGGACCTCATTTAAATCACCCTCCTCACTCATTAAAACTCCTCTAGCTGTTTGGTTCTGTAAAAACTTAACTCCGCTTTCAACTGCTTCGTTGTTAGTAGTCATTGATCTTAAACCAGCTTTTAATGGTGATTGTCCATATAAATGTGAACCAGTACCATCATAATAAGGGTTAAAATCTTTTATGTGGCACATTTGCTCGGCTGGTATGTGATATGTACCATTGTATTCAATAGTATATGATTCCACTGGCTTCATTATACCCCCAGAATTTATTTCCATAATCTGAGATGGCATAATGTAAAGCTCAGTGTATTTATTAATATTTGCACCAGTTTCTGGCCCAATACCATATATGTATCTGTTTCCAGTCAATTTACCAAATGCAATCATTTCTGTTATCCATGTTGCATACGACTGAGCTGGGTTTGGTCGCTCTAATAGTTTGTGTAATTCAGAATGCTCCAATTCCACTAATGCATGCTTTTTTAACATTTGAGCTTTGATCATTACATTAGGATCAGCAATGCCATTAGTTAATGCTTTATATTTTTTATAACTACTATCATTAACTTTTTCGTAAATATTATAGGGAATTGTAGCGGCGGCTTTTGTTATAAGGTTTATTATAGAATATATAGTTGCATTTTTTCTGTAACCATCATTAATATATGTTTCATCATTTTCAGTATTCCAAACAATAGTATTACCCAGCCAATTATAAATTGCTCGGTTGTATTGTTCGTTTGTGTTTTGTGATTTGTTTGATATTAGTGATTTGAACCTATCGTAAAATGTTGCCATTAAAATAAAATTTTATGTAAAAATACAAAATAATAAATTCTTTTATTATACAACAAAAAAATCATTTCTATTTCGCCATCTACTATATACACAATATCTGATTGAATCAAGCAAATGGTCCGCTTGGTTAGATTTTGGTTTATTGATTATTGTGCCATCTTTTAACTCATCATAAATATATGATAATTGTTCTTTTAATATGTTTAATGATTCCTCACTAACATATATATCAAACTCTTTAAGCAATGAAATACCAGCATTAATACTTCCTTGACCTTTTACAGCACCCTTTGCTAATACACTCATCTGTCTAAGCTCCTCAATACTTTTTGGCTCGGCACTGTCGCAATACATTAGCATATCATCTAGCTTTTGCCTTTTAATAAACTCAGCAATATCTCTGTTTGTCATTCCTTTTTTATAAATAAGCTCATGAATGTATAAACTGTTATTGTGTTTACCAACTTTTACAATCGCTAGAGGATCCTGGCTAAATCCAAAATCACATCCCAGCACCTCATCATCTAACTCTGGAAAATCTTTATGTGGTATGTAATTCCAATTTTTAAATATTTGCTTCTCGCTAAATACAGCTCTCTGCCCCTCACCATATACTCGCCAATAATCTGGATCTCGTTCTTTAATCCTTTCAATTTCTGTAACTAATTCTTTAGGCAAAAACTTATTGTCTTTGTATGTGCTTATAAATAGCTCAGCATCATCTCTCTCAGCTAAATCATAAAGATAATGCACTGGATCAGATGGGTTAAAATCAATGTATATTTGTTTTCTGGTCCTCATTACTAATTGCTGGTAATCCTCAAAAAACAATTCATTGCCCTCATTAATCCAAAGTATATCCCTTGCAGATCCTCTAATTTTCTGTGCATCATCAGCACTAAACATTTCTAGTGTATGCCCATTAAATTCAAATGTGTTTTCTGACTTGTTATGCACCCCATTCCAGTAAATACCTAATTGCCTAGATATATGTAAAAAATCTCTTAGAACTGATCTTTTAAGTGCTGGTAATGTTTTCCTGACTATGCTAATAGTTATTGGCTTCTTTTCAGTAGTCATTAGATATAAACAATATTGCATTAAGCTCCAAGATTTACCAGATCTAGTACCACCTTGAAATATGTTTAATCTAGCTTTAGAGTTGACTGCTTGATAAAATTGCTTATTACAAAACTCAGTTACTCTTTTTGGTTTGCTGGTGTCCATTCAATAATTTTGCTTTCAATAGAGCCATCATGTTGTATTTCTTGCCTTTCAACATAACCCCTTTTTTTTCCTTTTGTTTTTAGTAGAAATATAGTTGCTGTTGTATTCCCATCTCTTATTTGCTCATGTAGTTGGCTCTCTGCAAAATCCAAAGCTACATTCTGTAACTCATCAACCTTTGCTTTAAACTTTTGATCTTTATTGTAATAATCATAATAAGTTGCTCTATTGCAACCCACATTCTCACAAGCTGTTGTAACAACACCTAATGAAAGCTCAAGAGCTTCTAATAATTTCTTTTTTAGTGTGTTGGTTTTGTTGGCTCTAGTCATGCCACAAAATTACATAAAAAAAAGGGAGTTTAAAAAACCCCCTTTAATTACCTAATGCCAATAGTTCCCACCTGGCTTTTTATATTAGGTTTTAATAAATATAATTTGGATGCTCAACTTCTTGTTCAACATAAAATTTTTTAGCAACATCTCTAAGTAAATTTGACCATCTGTCCTCTAAAAATTTATTGCCATCATTAGTAGCAATATTATAATTTAAACTTCTTAAAGTATTTACACCATCTTGAAAAGAATTAAAATACTCATCTGATTCTAAATCAAAGTTAATTTTCTCATTAGCTTTATATTGTAAATTATAAGCAGTGATATTAGCAACATAACCATACCAAATTGCTCTGGCTAAAGTATTAGCTGAATCTTCATAAGAATATTTAGATCTCTCTTTTGCTAATTCTGTTGATTCAACAAATTTTAAAACATCTTTGTTAGCTGTTAATGTGTTTGTAATTTTTGCAATTTCTAATTCTGTTAAAAGTGATACTGACATAATTGTAATTTTTTATTTGTTTGTTTTGTTATTAATTATACTCAAATATACAAATATTTTTTTAATTACAAAATATTTTTTCAATTATTATTCTTTTTATCATATAAATACAAATACAAATCCCAAATTTTACTACTTGCATCTTCATTTGGAAAATCTTTATGAGCATTTTGATATGCATAAGTTTTAGGTGATCTAATTAATATGCCATTATCATTTATTTCAACATAGCATTTTTTTTTACCCTTAATAGGTACTATATAAACTTTTATATTATTTTCTAAACACCAGGATTGTGCTTTTAAATACTTATTCATTCTGTGCCAGATATTATATCTTTTTTGTTTGAATCCTCAACTAGCATTGCAAACCCTAAGAACAAATAATTTAAAGCATCTGCATAACGACTATCTATTGGCTCAGCTTGATGCATATTAGGATCGCCAGAATGGCTTAAAATGGCTTGTATGTGCTTATTAAAGAATACTGCCCAAACTTCCATAGGTTGTATGCCAATACTTTTTGCTGTTTGCTTAAAATTGTTTAATACATCAATACTTTTGTTTGTGTATTCTGGTTGCTTAGCATTCATTATATCTTGAGCTTTGTCTAAGATATATTGTCTAGTTTCAATAAATTCTTTTTGATTCATAATATATTTAATTTAATTTTATTTGCTATTGCTTCAACGACATCAACAGTTACAGCATTACCACACATTTTATACCTTTGAGAATCTGATATTTCACCCTTTTCCAAACCTATTTTTGTCCAATTATCTGGAAATCCTTGTAACCTTTCACATTCAATTGGAGTTAATCTTCTAATAATACCAGTAGATTCGTTTATTTTATTTAAACTAGTAATGTATTCACTAGAACTTCCTTGCCTACCAATAGCTTCGGTTAGACAATTATGTGTTACTTTTTTATTATCAGTATAAACACCCATATTGCAAGCTGTATCTAATGTTTGTGATTGTTTTTTGCCAACTCGACCTTTTTTTGTTGTTGAATTTGGATAGCTTAAATGTATTGCATCACCATGACCAGCTTCCTCATAACCTTTTTTTGTCCCAGATTTTACTCTTATAACTGGTTGGCCGCTACCATCTTCTCTAGCTCTAGCTGATATTGTTGGTGAAACTAAATCATTTTTTGGCTCAAAACCTCTTTTATCTTTATATGTTCGCCAAGTGCCAACCTCTATTTTTTCTTGTGAAATTTTGTTACATTCATTAATGTAACTTCCTTGACTTGTTGATGCTGCATACCTTGTTGTGATTGTAAGCGAATCTGGGTTGGCTCTTGTTTCATTAACCTGTCTATTGTTTTCTGAGACAGGAAATATTTGTCCTTTACATTTGTCTGTAATATATCCAACAAGGTAGATTCTCTCTCTATTTTGGGGTAAAAACCAACTTGTATTAAGCAATTGCCATTCAATTCTATAACCCCCAATGTTGGCAAAGGTTTGGATAATTGCCCAAAAGTCCTCGCCATTGTTTGAGGAGAATGTGCCTTTAACATTTTCCCAGATAAAAACACTCGGTCGGCATTCACCGATGAGTCGTATTGCTTCACTAATAAGGGAGCTTCTAGCTCCTTGCATACCCCTACGTTTTCCAGCCAAACTAAAATCTTGGCAAGGTGATCCAAAAGTGATAAGGTCAATTTTGGGGAGTTGTGTTCCTCGAACATCTGTAACTGATCCGACATATTTACTATTTTTAAAGTTGTTTTTATATACATCTATTGCATATTTGTCAATTTCTGAAAAATAAGATTCAATTTTAAATCCAGCTTTTTCAAAGCCAAGATGAAACCCACCTATTCCACTAAATAAATCTAAGTGATTTAATTTCATAATTTTTCTTTAATATCATTT